GAAATAAGGACCTATTCGGAAGACCAACGTCCTACGCGGCCCAGTGGTCGCCTGTAGCAATTCGCGCAAGCGCTGGAACATCTCAGATCAGGCATAGCCTGTAGGCTGGAAACGGTAATCATGAGCCAGGGGCGCGAAGCAGATCGGGAAGAGGTGACATCTATCCGCCCCTGCTACGGCAGGGCTTCCCGGTATAAATTCGAGCCATGGCTCGATAGCCCTGCGCCGGTCCTTGTAAACGCCTGGGTCGGTGGCGGGGCAACTCATTAGGCTGGAGCATTTCAGCCCGATCGGCGTAACTGCTGGTCGGGCTTTCTTTGAGGAAGGTTCAGTTTGAGAGCCTGCCGATCAAAATTCCAGCGAAAACGCCGAGGAGAGCAGTAGTCAAGAGAACTGAGCTTGTTGCTGTTGGATTTTCTTTCGCGGCCTTAATGACATTCCTGCCTTCCGATCGTGCTTGATCGGTTACGCTGGAAACTGTTGCCTTTGCGGATGAAAGGGCTTCATCGGCTCTTTCTGAAGCAACATCAATCTTGCTGGCTAGCTCGGACGAAAGCTTGCTGACTTGGTTCCGAAGTTCTTCGATTTGAGCGTTGATGTTTTTGTCCACCGAGACGTCGGCCATGGTATTCTCCTTATTGGGAGGCACAAAATCGCCTGTGGGAAACGGCGCCGGCTCGCTTTGGTTCCGCGGCTGGAACACATTCGCTTCTGGTGTATGAGGTGGATTGCCGCTTGGCAAAATGATCGTATAGATCGAAGCCTCTACCAAACGTTCAAGTATCTCAGCAGGGACACGATGCCGATAATGATGACGATGATCTGCACGATTTGTCGTGTGCGGCCATCTATGGGTAGGCGCTGGACCAAGTAAAGCACTAGGACGATAACGAGGAACGTGATCAAAATCCCGATAAGAACTGAAGCACCAAGCATCTACTTTCTCCTCGCAAACGAAAAATACAATCGGCAACAGGGGTTTAACTATGGGACAGCCGGCTAAAGTAAAGGCTTCGATTTAATTCTGAGGACTGGGTATTTCGACTTGTCCCCGGCGACAAGACCATGGCCTCATTCGTGGCAGAAGATGCCGCGCTGCCGCTCCGGGCTCGCCAGCCTCGGTATAACAGCGCCAAGCGGGTCAGCCGGGATCAATCTACCTGCCTGCGCAGTGCGTTACGGCTTGCACGTCTCGGTACTGCTGATCTTTTTGCGGCATGATCTTGTCCACCCGTTTGAGGCAAGATTCAAAATCATTGTCTTTGAATAGCAGCGCGGCACTGAGCATCGCGAACCCTAGCAAGATCGCCAGCGGTGTTAGTAATCGCCCCACTTACCGTCCCCAAGGTTAACCCATGCCAGTCCTGAAAACTGGCTGCCCATCAACTGCGTGCCTTTCGCCGCGTCCGACTAGAATAACTGCAATTCGGCGACACCGTCATATGCTTGAACCGCGGCCCGTCGCTGTTCGGCCTGACATACCGTCCGCACTCTGAGCAAATGTAGACCGAGGTCGGTCGGTAGATTGCATCACGAATATGACAGTCGTCGAGGCCTCCCATCAAGTTCCTCCGCTTCGCCATGATCATCTTTGTCATCTATCCCTCCATCGGTGATCCATGCCAGTCCTGAAAAACTCACGGCATGAGAAGATCGCTCAACACACGCCAGCCTCTTAAGCTGGAGGCGGGAGGTTTAACCCTACCTCCGCGCGGCCTTATGGCTAGGGCAGCGCCATGGCTATTTCTATGACGCCTGTCGTGAAGGCCGCCAATGATAGAAAAGCAACTAGCAACCCAAGCCGGTTCGCATTGACTCCCCAGCTCCAGGTTACCTTTCTAGGGTCCAGGGCGGCATTCGCGTATCGCTGATTGCTTAGGTAGGCTAATATCCACGCTACAGTCGTCAGCCCGGCGCCGATAGCGAAATAAACCAGGGATTTAGCGGTTACAGATACAACAGGCTCAAACTCAGGACGAAGATGCTCGCTCGTCGCAAGGCTTGCGATGAAGCCTAGCAAAGCCACGCAAGCGCCGCCGTTCAATATCAGTAGCGATTTTAGACCTTGGGTAGAGGCATCGATCGCTGCTGCTTCCAGCGTCGTAAACCGCTCATTCATATTCACCGCTCCTTCACAAAACCATGCTCGTCCTGATTGACACTCGGCATCAGACGTTCGCTCATGCGTTAGCTAAAGGCAAGAGATGATCCATCGCCCTATGCCACCAGGTAGCCTATTTGGCATAGGTGAAAGCACGGCATTCATCCTCGCGCCTGATGTTGCCGTATGGGTAGAAGCAACATTCTTCGACGAATCCTCGCGCGTCTACAATCCTGATCATGATCACCTGGCAGACGCCCACATCGGCTACCTCTGGACGATCGTCGAGAACAACCGCAAGGGCAAGCGCGTCATAGGCCAGTGCGAAGAAGGGAAGCCTCAAGGCGCGATGGGAAAATGGTCCCGCGCACGCGCTGAGCAACAGGTAATCGAATGGTTTGGGTCCACCCCGGATTTCATCATCACACTTGACGCCGAGTATTGCAGCCAATGCGGAGACGCTGAGTTCATGGCCCTGGTTGAACATGAGCTTTATCACGCCGCCCAAGACGTGGACGAATTCGGCCAGCCCAAGTTCAGCAAATTCAGCGGTCTGCCAGTATTTACCATACGGGGACATGACGTAGAGCAGTTCGTCGGCGTTGTCCGCAGATACGGGGCGGATGCATCGGGAGTCCGCGAGCTGGTCGATGCTGCCAACCGACCTCCGGAGATCGCCCGCGCTCGCATCGATCACGCGTGCGGGACATGCAATCTGCGTGTCGCATAGTGGTTGACTATAGGTAGACGGAAGCGATGGCCGGCAAGAAGATTTCAGATCAGGTCAAGACCTTCGTGGTTCAGGCCCTTGCGTGCTTCGACACCCCATCCGTCGTAGCCGCAGCAGCAACTAAAGAATTCTCGGTCGCGCTGACCCGGCAGCAGGTTGAAAAGTACGACCCGACCAAGAAGGCCGGCGTGAACCTCTCAGCCAAATGGCGGGCGCTATTCGAGGAGACCCGCAAAGTCTTCCTGGAAGACACAGCCACCATCGCCATCAGCCACCGAGCCGTTCGTCTCCGCGCGTTGCAGCGCATGGCAGACAAGGCCGAGGAGCGTGGCAATATGGTGCTCGCCTCATCATTGCTGAAGCAGGCAGCCGAAGAAGTCGGCGGCTCATATACTAACCGGCGTGAATTGACCGGCAAGGATGGCGGCCCTCTTGAGCATAAACACAAGATTTCGGCCAGCGATCTAAGCGATGACGAACTTGCATCCATCGCCGCAGCAGGCAGCAAATGAGCTTCTGCGCCGCAGACAGGCGAGAGAGACTCTCACCGGATACGCTCGTTACATCGAAGTGCCTGGTGCTCCTGTCGACGATAAAGACGAAGACACGGAGAATTTCTTCCCCGTTGAGACAACGCTTGCTGCACATCACACGCTGATCTTGGAGGCGGCAGATAGGTGCATCGCCAAGCGTTATGGGCGGCTGATGCTGTTCATGCCGCCGGGATCTGCCAAATCGACTTACGGTTCGGTGATCGTTCCGAGCTATGCGATGGGGAAGCGCCCCGGCTACCGTGTCATCGCAGCCAGCTACGGCGACGACCTGGCCCGCAAGATGGGCCGGCGTACTCGTTCAGTCGTTCGGCAGGCTGCATTCCGGCGCATCTTCAACACGACGATATCGAGGGATGTCAGTGCGGCCAATGAATGGACGCTGGAAAACGGCAGCGAATACATGTCGGGCGGCATTCTGTCCGGCATCACTGGCAACCGTGCAAATCTCGTTGTCATCGATGACCCGATCAAGGGTCGTCGTGACGCGGATTCCGCAGCGGTCCGCAAGTCGACGCTTGATGCTTACGAAGATGATGTGAAGACGCGCCTGCTACCCGGCGGCTCGATCATCCTCATTCAAACGCGGTGGAACGAAGGGGATCTAGCCGGCTGCATTCTGCCGGAGAACTATGCCGGCGAGAGCGGCATGATCATGTGCCGCGATGGTCAGGAGTGGGAAGTCATCTGCCTGCCGGCGAAAGCCGAACGCACTGACGACCCTCTCGGACGCCAACCGGGCGAATATCTCTGGCCTGAATGGTTCGACCGGAAGCATTGGGCTCAGTTCGAACTCAACCCGCGCACTTGGTCAGCGCTTTATCAGCAGCGACCGGCGCCGGAAGAGGGCGATTACTTCAAACGGGAGTGGATACGCACCGTCCCGACGCTCCCGCCGCGTGGCTCGCTCAATGTCTACGGCGCTTCCGACTATGCGGTTACGAGCAATGGCGGCGACTGGACCGTGCATGTGATCATCGGAATAGATTCCGAAGGTCGCATCTATCTGCTCGATTTGTGGCGCGGCCAAACATCATCGGATGTCTGGATCGATAGTTTCTGCGATCTGGTCTTGAAATGGAAGCCAATCGGCTGGGCAGAGGAAAACGGACAGATCAAATCGGGCGTTGGGCCGCACCTGACGACGATGCAGCGCAAGCGCAAGGCATTTGTCTATCGTGAGACCTTCCCGACGAAGGGCGACAAGGCAGTTCGCGCACAATCCATTCGCGGTCGAATGGCAATGGATGGTCTCTATATCGCGGCTGACGCGCCATTCCTGGCGGAATTCATTCGCGAGCTTCTGACCTTCCCTGCAGGTGTCCATGACGACCAGGTGGACGCTCTCGGCCTCGTCGGGCAGCTCCTCGATAAGATGTGGACCCCGGCGAAAGATAAGCCGGAAGAATCAGAGCCACGAGAAGATTACAAACCGCGCCGCGAAGACGATGGCGCCGGGGATTGGGTGACTTACTGATGGTTCAGACCGGATATGCTGCTGGCTACGCGCCGGCGGCCGCTACGAGCACGTCATCAATCCAAGACGCGCCTGTGATGGCAACTCATATGACGCTCAAGCGTCAGTTTGAGGACTATCTCACGGTCAAAGACCCGGAGATCAAGGAGCAGAAGCTTTCGCGCCGCTATTACCACGGCGTGCAGTACGACCATAAACAGGTTGCCGTGCTCAACAAGCGCAAGCAGCCGGTGGTTACCTATAACCGCATCGGCCGCAAGATCAACGCCCTGATCGGCTTGCTTGAACGCATGCAGATGGACCCGCGCGCCTATCCCCGCACGCCGCAGCATGAGGGTGGCGCGGAGATCGCCACCGCCGTTCTGCGCTATGTCTGCGATGAACAGCAATGGTCCACGAAATCGCCGCTCTGTGGGTCGAATGGCGCTGTCGATGGCCTTGGCGGGATCGAACTTATTATTGAGGCTGGCGACAAGGGAGACCCGGAGATTGGCGTGGATGTCGTTGACCCATCGTCGTTCTTCTATGATCCTCGGTCGCTGAAGCCAGACTTCTCGGACGCCCGGTATATGGGCACTGCGCGCTGGTCGGACATTGACGCCGCGATCGAGATGTTTCCTGATCGAGAGGCAGACATTCGCGCGTCGGTCGAAACCGGCAATGAGCTGAGCACCAATCCAGACAGTGACCGCAATTGGGTGAACGGAACAGAGAGCAACCGCCGCATCCGGATCGTCGACCATTGGTATCTCAAAAAGGGCGAATGGTACTGGTGCATTTACACCGGCTCCATGGTTCTCGATGAAGGACTCTCCTACCTTCGTGACGAAAAAGGTCGCACGATGTGCCGGTACGTCATGTATTCGGCCAACATCGATCAGGACGGCGATCGCTACGGCTTCGTGCGCAACATGAAGTCGAGCCAGGACGAAATCAATCAGCGCCGGTCCAAGGGCCTTCATACCCTCAACTCACGCCGGCTGATCGTAGAGAGAGGATCTGTTGACGACGTTGAAAAGGTACGGCGCGAGGCGGCGCGTCCTGACGGCGTGATCGAGATTGCGCCCGGCACGACGCCGCCAGTCTTTGATGACAACGCTCGCGGCCAAGAACTGCAAGGCCAGATGGCTTTCCTTGAGGATGCCAAGAACGAGATCGAGAACTACGGCTTCAACCCGGCCTTGATGGGGCAGGGCGTCAACCAGATGTCCGGCCGCGCTATCCAGCTTCAGCAGCAATCCGGTATTGCCGAGCTCGGCCCTTACACACTCGCCTATCGTGGCTGGAAGATCCGCGTCTATCGAGCCATCTGGTGCGCCGTTAAGGAGCACTGGACCTCGGAACGCTGGATCCGCGTCACTGACGATCAGAAGGTTGCCCAGTTCTTCTCGATCAATCAGCTTGCTCTCGATCCATCAACCGGAATGCCGGCGATTACGAACGCTCTCGGCTCGCTTGATGTCGACATCATCATCGACGAAGGTCCAGACGAGATCAATATGCAGGCCGACGCCTACGACACGCTGACGGCTATGGCCCGCAGCGGTCAGCCGATCCCGGCCGAAGTCGTCATCGAGCTTTCTAACCTGCAGCCCTCGGTCAAGCAGCGTGTGCTTGGAACGCTCAAGCAGACACAGCAGCAGCAATCGCAGCCGAACCCGCTTCAGGCAGCACAGGCGCAGGCTGAACTCGCACAGACACAGGCCGGCGCGCAGCTGAAACAGGCACAAGCCGCAAAGGCCATGTCCGAAGCACAGAACCCGAAGCAGCCGACGGCGCCGAATGACCTGGATGTGGTCAAGAGCGTGGCTGATATCAGAAATACCGACGCGCAGACCGCGAAAACGCTCGCCGATGCGCGCAAATCGAATGTCGAGGCTCAGTTGAAGCCAATCCAAGCGGCGAACGAAGCTGCACGGACGCAGGCTCAATCGAACCTCACGTAGGAGCCGCCATCCTTAAGGGCGAACCTCGGCCGCTGGTCCGTATCCAGCAGAGTGCCGCCGACTACAAGGGCGAAAGCCGCCGCCAGGCAATGGGCGATCCGTGAAACCTCCCACGACATTGGAGATATCTCGAAATGACCGTTAATTCGGAATTGGACGAACTGTTGTCGAATGAGACGCCGGTTGTTGAAACCGTCGAAGCTCAGCCGATAGTCGAACAGACCACAACTGCGCCGGCACGCGGCGATGATGGCAGGTTTCAGGCCAAGCAGAATGAGAATCCTGCTCCTGACGCAAGCCTTCAGCCTTCCGCGACCCCTGACGAGCCTGCCGCAAATGGTGGCGTCCCGGTCAGGGCTGTGCAGGATGAACGTGAAAAGCGCCAGGCAGCCCAGCAGGAAAACGCGGCATTGCTGCGCGAGATTGCTGAAATGCGTGGTCAGCTTCAGGTTCTGACAACGCAGCGCCAGCCCCAGACGAAGCAGGAAGAACAGCGGCCGATCAGCCTTTGGGATGATCCAGACGCATTCTTGCAAGGGCAGCTCAGCCCTGTCCAATCGCAGTTGCAGGAGATGCGCGAAGAGCTGTGGGAATCCAAGGCAGCCGTGGTTCACACGCCCGAAGCCGTGCAAGCGGCCAAGGCTGCGGCCGAAAAGCTGTTTGGAACGCCGGAAGGAAAAGTTCTGCATCAGCAGATCACCTCTGCCGGCGGCAATCCGTTCGACAACCTCGTGAAGTGGCACAAGCAGCAGGAAACGCTTTCTCGCGTCGGGAATGACCCGGAAGCGTGGCTGAATGCTGAAATGGAGCGTCGTCTTTCTGATCCTGCCGAACAGGCGAAGATCATGGAACGTATCCGCTCCGGTGCACCGTCCACCCAGACTAACGGCAAGCCCATAACGAACTTCGCCCCATCCCTCTCTCGTCTTCCGTCTGGTGGCAACCAAGCCCAGGACAACGACATGAGCGACGGCGCGCTGTTCAATTTCGCAACGTCGCGGTGACCGTTTCCAAGGCGCCGCCTGTCTTGAAAGGACACTAGGCCATGGCCGTTTCTTACGTCCAGGACAATAACAAGCTCGTCCAGTATGTGAAGGAGATCAATCGCGAGTTCGTTCGCGAGAACCTCTTCTCCCCGTACATGGGCACCGCTCTGACCTCGATCATCCGCATTCGGCAAGAGCTGAAGGCGGGCGGCGAGCAGATGAACATCCCGCTTGTCACCAAGCTGCGCGGCAAAGGTAAAGGTGCCGGCACGCTCGTCGGCAACGAAGACAAGATCGACAACTACGGGATGCGCCTGTGGATCGATTGGGCTCGTAACGCCGTCACCATGAAGAAGAACGAACAGCAGAAGGATTCGGCGAATGCCTTTGGCGAAGCCAAGCCGCTGCTGTCCGATTGGGGTAAAGAACGTCAGCGCGACGACCTGATCGCCGCGTTCATGGCTCTTCCCTCGGAATCACCTCCAAGCGGGCTCGGCGGCGACGACGGTCAGACCGTCAACGGTGTCCTCTATGAGAACGCGACCGCCACCCAGCGCAACACCTGGAACGCAGACAATAGCGACCGCATCCTCTACGGCAATGCGATCGCCAACTACAACGCCACGCATGCGACGGCGCTTGCCAACATCACGGCTGCCGCAGGCAAGTCGAGTGCTGTTGCGCTGACGCTGGCAAAACGCATGGCGGAAACTTCTGTCCCTGCGATCCGCCCGTTCAAGACGGTCGACGGTTATCAGTGGTATGTCTACTTCGCCGGCTCCAACGAGTTCCGCGACCTGCAGAACGATGCCGACATCAAGGCGGCCAACACGAACGCTCGCGCTCGTGAAGGCAGCGGCATCGACAAGAACCCGCTCTTCCAGGACGGCGACTTGCTCTATGACGGCATCATCATCCGCAAGGTTCCGGAAATCTCGATGTTCGTTACGAACGTCTGGACATCGTTGCTGACGGCCGGGAATACCAGCGCTCGCATTGAGCCCGGTTTTCTCTGCGGTCAGCAGGCCGCCGTCATTGGCTGGGGTCAGATGGCCAAGAACACCGAGCGCACCGAGACCGACTACGGCTTCATCACCGGCGTTGGTGTCGAGATGGCCTACGGCGCCTCCAAGATGTTCAAGAAGCATCCGATGGACGGAACGGCCCTCAAGCAGTGGGGTGTCTTTACCCACTTCGTCGCGGCCGCACAGGACGCCTGATAAGCGACGGGGCGGCTTGGACCGCCCCTTTCTTTCCCATCAACATGAAAGGGAACGACAATGGTCGGTCTTAATAACCAGATCCCGGCACGCGATGCCGGCTATCAGAACGTCCAGTATTTTCGGAAGCGCGTGCAGTTCACCGACACGGTGCTGACGACGCGCTTCCGCATTCCTGCTGGCGCCATCATCCTCCTGCCGCTCTCCGGTGTGGATGTTCAGACGGTCTTCAACGCCGGCACGAACAACCGCGTCCAGATCGGGGATGCCAGCGGCGCATCGAAGTATGGCCTAAACGTCTCGCTTGCGGCGGTAGGGTTTGTGCCTATCGCCGTTGCCGTCGGCCATAAGGTCGCAGTCGAGACCGACATCATCGTCACGCTCGATGTGTCTGGCACCGCGGCGACGACCGGCGACGCCGAGGTGATCCTCGCCTTCATCAACGCGAACTAAGGAGTTCATCCATGGTGATGGTCAAATATCTGCCGGAGCCAGGCACTCCGGATAAGACGGAAACGCTTCATCACACCTTCAGCAAGCGAACGCCCACCGAGGTCACTGATCCTGTTGTGATCGCGGTTCTCCGTGGCAGTCCCTTCTTTGATGTGCTGGACGACGACAAGGGGTCGAAGGTGGCCGCTCCCGGAATCTCCAATGGCGTCAGCCCATTTGTCGCCAGTGAACAGTCTGACGGTGGCTTCGCCATCATGAGTGGTCCGGAAGTCGTCAAGGATGGCCTGACCAAAGAAGACGCCGATGCATTCAATGCCCTGTCCGACGAGGACAAGGCTGAATACGTCGCGGCTTAATCTGCAACGGAGCGTGGCAAGATGAAAACCAGACAAGATTTGATTCTTGCCACGCTTAAGCTGCTGCAGGCTGACGGCGGCATCGGGCAAAACCCGGCGCCCGAGAACGTGCAGGATATCGACGGCATCATCGATGGTAAGCTTGCGGAGTTGAGCCAACGCCAGATTTACGGCGCTAACGATCCCAATGAATTTGAAGACGAGGTTGTCGATCCGCTGGCGACGATCCTTGCCAATGCCGCAGCTCCATCTTTCGGCCAGCCGCGCAATGATGCATCGAAAGCCGCTGCCGAGGGCGTTCTTCGAGAACTGAAAAACAGCACCTATGTTTCCGGCTCCGTTCTGGCGGTGGATTATTTCTGATGGCTGACATCGTTTTTCCGACCAGCACGGCGCCAGGCGCTCGCCCTGGCGAAGGCTCCGGCCGTCTGATCAATTGTTATGCGGAGCCGTTGGACGCCGGCGCTCGATCGAGCTACGCCCGGCGGCGGGCACCCGGTCTATCTCCGATCGCCACGACCGCACATCTCGCGTGCCGTGGTCTGCACTTTTACAACGGTGATCTGTTCGTTGCCCAAGCGGAACGGCTGACGCGCGTCAATCTCGTCTCTGGCGCCTTCGTGGTGACGGACATCGGCGAACTGCCGGGCACGAAGCGCGTCACCTTCGCGCGCAACAACAAGGCGCCAATCCCCGATATCGTCTGTGTCGCGGAAGATGGCGCCTTCATCGTCACGCGCGATGCGCCACCGACCAGCTATCCGGACGGCGACTTGCCGCAGCCTCTCAGCGTATCGTTCATCGATGGGTATTTCATCTTCCCGATCCGTGATGGCCGCTATTTCGTCTCGGCGCTCAATGATACGGCGGTCAGCGCGCTCGACTTCGGAAAGGCAGAAAGCCACCCCGGCGGCCTATTGAACGCGATCGGATTTGGCGAACAGCTTGTGCTTTTCGGGCCGAGCGGCATGGAGTTCTGGCAGAATGCAGGCAACGCCACCGGTACACCGTTCTCGCGCGCTGCGGTGTTTTCCAAGGGACTGGCCGACACATTCGCTATTGCGGGCAATGAGGACGGCTATTCCAGCCTAATATTCGTTGCCGATGACAATGGCGTCTACCGGCTCGACAGCGGCTATCAGCCGACGAAAATTTCAACGCCGGATCTCGATCGGCTCGTTGAGAAAGTGGCAGACAAAACGACGATCGATGTCACGGTTGCGGTCACTTCCGGCCATATGTGGGCCACGGTGACCGGGCCGACATTCTCCTGGACCTATGAGCTTGCGACGGGCTTTTGGCACGAACGCGCCAGCTATCTCGATAATCACTGGCGCGGCGTCTGTTCGGTCAAGGCGTTCAGCGGATGGCTGATCGGCGATCGCACGACTGGCGATGTTTGGAAGCTCGATCCCAATTACGCCAAGGAAGGGGCGAGCGCGCTTGTCATGAGCGTGATTTCGCTTCCAACAGCGAGCTTCCCTGATCGCATCGCCATCCCTCGCGCCGACTTCGACATGATCGTCGGACAGGGCCTCGTGACCGGTGACGAGCCGATCGAGACTGACCCGGTTTGCCTGATTTCATGGTCGGACGACGGCGGCAACTCATTCGGAACGCCCCTTCAGCGCCCAATCGGCCGGCTGGCGACGCATCGGACGCCGGTCACGGTCAACCGCGCCGGCATGTCGTCGAGATATGGGCGCGTATGGCGCATTGATATTTCCGATCCGGTCTTTGCTTCCATTATGGGCGGCTCGCAACAGGCAACACCGGTCTCGAACTGATGGCAAGCAATCTCACACCGCTTCCGCCGTTACCGCCGCCTGCGGAACGCCTTGTGGATCCCAAAACCGGCCGCGCCAATCAAAACTGGTACCAGTATTTGAAGCGCCTTGACGATCATCTGCGCGAAGTAGAGCAGCGCATCACCGCCTTAGGAGGCTGACCATGGGTTTTCTAAGCGCTCTCAGCGGTAGCAATATCGGAAAGGCTACCACGAAGGCGATCGGGCAGAATAACGCTCTTTTGACCGGGTTTCAGAATGCCGGAAACAACATCATCGATACCGGTGAGCAGAAGTCGGCCGGCGCGCTCGATCAGGCAGTCAGCAACTACGACCCATATCTGACGGCTGGCAAGAGCGCGACGAGTATGTATTCGGACGCGCTTGGCCTGAATGGCACGAGCGGCAACGCGACTGCCACATCAGCATTTCAGACAAGCCCAGGTTATCAGTTCTCGCTCGATCAAGGAACGCAGGCCGCCTTGCGCGGCGCATCTGCGGCCGGGATGCTCAGTTCAGGCAACACGCTGACCGCTCTTTCGCAATATGGAACAGGCGTCGCCAATCAGGAATACGGCAGTTGGCTTGATCGACTGAATGGTCTTTCGGGGCAGGGGCTGAGCGCCGCGAACGGCGCGTCCGGCGCTCTCGGCAACGTGGCGAGCCTTTATCAGAACACTGCCAATGATCGCCTTGGACTGAATAGCTCGGTCACACAGGGTCAGATGGGTCTCAATAACGATCTGGCTTCGGTCAAGGAGCAGCAGGCGCAGAACAGCAACAGCTTCCTCGGAAACTTGCTGGGAACCGGCGTCAGTCTTGGCACAAAAGCACTCACAGCGGGGCTATTCTGATGACAGTCGGCAATCTTCGCACTGACAATTCCTGGCTGACCAACCTTTCGAACACGCTTGGGAACGCGATAAGCCCGCAGCAGCAGACGCAGCCAATGGGCGGCCAAATGACTGCGAACGGCTATTTCCCACCAGCCCCCGGAGCGGCGCAGCAAACCCAGCAGCAGGGCGGCTTCCTCAGCCAACTCATGGGCAAGCTTCCGCAAAACCAATTCGCGATCAACCCGATGATGAATTCAAACGTACGCCTTGGAGGCTAACCGATGGCTATCGCTTCCCTTCGCGTCCCGATCTCGGCTCTCCCAACGCCTGATCGTTCTTGGCTGACCGGACTGCAGACGACCCTTGGCGATGCGATCGACAAGAAGTCGCAGAACATCTCGTTCGGCAAGCTTGCTGATCAGATTTCAGGGACTAGTCAGCCCGCACAACCGGCAACGAGTGGCTTTCTCGGCTCCCTTTCGGGTCGGCCAGCCGCCGCGGTCGCAGCTCCGGCTCCGGTGCAGGGCAATACAGCCGTCGGTACTCCCAACGATATTCAAAACCAATTCATCGGAACCGTGCGCAGTGGTGGCGTGAACAATCCGTATGCGCTGGCAGCCATTGCCGCGACCGGCCGCGCGGAGAGCAGCTTCTCCCCGTCCAAGGTCAATGCCTCGTGGCCCGATCCTTCCCAGAGCGGACAGGCCGGGACAGCCGGCGGCATTCTGTCGTGGCGCAACGAGCGTCTTGCCAATCTGCGCAACTTCGCGCAGTCGCAGGGCGAGGATCCGAGCAACATCTCGCCGGCAACGCAGGCCAAGTTTTTCCTTCAGGAAGACCCGAACCTTGTTCAGCGCCTCAATGCTGCCAAGAGCCCGCAGGAGGCCGCAAGCCTCATGGCGAATGCGTGGAAGTTCGCAGGCTACGATCAGCCCGGCGGCGAGGCGGCGCGCCGTGCAGCCCTGGCACAGAATTACTATTCCCAGCAGTTCGCCAATGCGCAGCCCCCACAGGCAGCTCCTACGCAGGTTGCGAGCCTCGACCCGACCGCAGGCATGCCGACGGGCTCGATCGCGCCCACGGCAGCGCCTCAAGCCACAGCGCCAGGCTTCGACCCGAGCACAGTCACGCCCGATCAGATGCAGCAGTTGCTCGGCCCAGCGCCAACGCGCGGCTATGTCGATCCGCAAGTCGTCAACGTCGGCAATCAGCAGGCACAAGCCGGCATTCCGCCACAGGTAGGCGGCAATCCGGCCGTGGCGGCCACGCAGAGCGCTCCCGCAGCTTCGGCTCCCCCGATGGCAGTACCGCAGGCCGCAACCGCCCCTCAAGGGCTTCAGCCATCTGCCGCCGGCATGATCGCCGCTGCGCAACCGGCATCTCGCCAGACCGTTTCCAGCCAGCAGATTGCCGACTTGGTGCGCGATCCGAACACTCGGCAGGTCGGCTTGCAGCTCTGGCAACAGGTTCAAACCGGCAAGACGGCAGAGCCGTGGCAATTCATTACGCTTCCGGATGGCACTCTTGCGCGCGCCAATCAGGCGACGGGTGCAATCGAAGGCGTTGGGCAGTTTCAGAAGCCGAAAGCAGCCCTTCAGAATGTTGCGAAGGGGGCTGCTCTCTACGACGAAAACAGCGGCCAGTGGATTACGCCGCCGGCCGGCGCTGGTGGTGAAAACCCAGACAACTACTTTGGCACGGTTATCAAGGGCTACGATAAGGACGGAAATCCTGTCTATCTTCAGCCTGGCAAGGATGGAACAGCCAATAGGGTTCCGTTGCCGGCGGATTTCAAACCAGAGAACCGATATGAAAAGATCGATCTCGGCACGTCGTGGCTAATCAAGGATACGACCAACGGCACGTCTCAGGAAGTTCCGAAAGACGTTGCCGGCGAGAACAAGGAAAAGGCGGTTGGTACTGCCGCTGGGCAGGCTCAATCGGCCCTCCCGGCAGTCGAAGGGGCGGCAAATCAAATGTTGTCGTCCATCGATAGCCTCGCGAACGATCCATATTTGCCGAATATGCTTGGCAAGAAGAGTTATCTGCCGAATGTCAGCACGGAATCGCAGCGCGTCCAATCAAGGATGGATCAGATTACCGGTCAATCATTCCTGCAGGCTTACAACACCTTGCGCGGCGGTGGACAGATCACGGAAGTTGAGGGCGCAAAGGCAACCGCCGCTATGGCTCGTCTCAATACCGCGCAGAATGAAAAAGACTATCGAGACGCCCTCAACGATCTTCGGTCCGTTGTTCAGAACGCTGTCCAACGCGCTCGGCAGCAGGCTGGGCAATCTTCCACGCAGCAGCCAAGCGGTACTTCCGGCAACCAGACTTCCTCCGGAGTCAAATGGAGCATTGAAAAATGACCGTTCTGAACATCGGTGGAAAGAAGGTAACCGTCGACGACAGCTTCGAAAAGCTATCGTCTGACCAGCAGAACGCGGCGGTCGAGGAGATCGCGAAGACGCTCGGCGGCCAGGGTGCGGCTCCTGCTCCGCAGCAAGACAATAGCGCCGTGGTCTCCGGCAAAACTGACACGGGTATGGGCCGCCTGATTAGCGGTGCGCCGGCCGATACTCGCGATAGTCTCGCTGGCCGCGTCGATGCTTTTGGACGTGGCGCTGCTGATACGCTTTCGTTTGGTCTTGCCGATGAACTCGCCGCACAAATGAAGAGTGGCCCTCTTTCGGTGCAACGGCCCGACGACGACTATTATAACAGTGGTCTCTACGCCGGCCAATATAACCCGCTCGGCGCCGTAGCACGTGCACTGAACGCTCCCTTCGCATCCGACACGAAGAACGCCGACTACGACAAGGCACTTGCCGCTGAACGTGCCGTCAACGCGTCAGACGAGCAGAACCGACCAGGCTATCGGATCGCCGGGCAGTTGGCAGGCGGTGTTGCCGGCGGTGTCGGGCTGGCAAAAGGCGGTCTGTCGCTGACGGCGAACGCCATCAACCGCGGCGCAAGCCTCGGTCGTGTTGCTGGTGCCGGAGCTCTGGAGGGCGCGACCCTTGGCAGTGCGCAGGGATTTGGGAGTGGGCAAGACGGCTTCTTGAACAGGTTGCAAAGCGGGGCAGCAGCGGGCGCTATCGGTTTGGCCGCTGGCGCTGCGGCACCGTATGTCGCGGCTGGCGCCGGCTCATTCCTTCGTTCGCTCCTAGCGCCAATCACATCCCGGTTGAATCCGACGCCGGCTGCAAATCGTGCGCTCGGGACTGCAATGCAGCGGGCTGGTGTGACCGCCGACGATGTTGCGAATTCGATCCAGTCAGCAATCGACGATGGACAGCAAGGGTACGCGGTCGCGGATGCCATCGGCAATGCCGGTCAACGAATGCTCTCGTCTGTCGCCCGGACGCCGAACGATGCGCGGCAAGAGGTGGTCAATCAGCTCCTCACGCGCCAGGCAGGACAGGGCGAGCGTTTGTCCAACGCTATAGCAGAAGGCTTCGCGGCTCCGGATACCGCTGCGCAGCGTGCGGCATCGTTGACGGGTGCACGTGACGCCGAAGCCAGCCAGCTTTACGGCGCCGCTCGTCGTGACGCTGGTGCTGTCAACGTGTCGCCAGTCCTTGACACAATCGATCAGACGCTTTCGCCAGGCGTCAATCAGGTCGTCAGCCCTCGCGACAATATCGGCCACGATACGATCGAGGGTGCGCTTGCTCGGGTCCGCAACATGCTGTCGGACGGCAATTCGCAGGTCACAGACTTCAATACCCTGTTCCGCGCCAAGATGGATGTCGATGACATGATCCAGCGCGCCACGAACCAGGGTGCAAACTGGCGCGCGAATGCTCTCGGGCAAGTTCAGCGCCAGATCAACAGTGCCCTTGCTGACGCTTCGCCATCGTACCGACAAGCCGCCGCTAATTATGCCGAGCGCAGTGGTGTGATTGATGCTGTGGACGCCGGCACTGCAGCTGCCTCCGGCCGAACGCGCGCTGCTGACAATATCGCCGGGTTCAACGGGATGACGCCGGATCAGCAGCAGGCGTTTCGTGCGGGTTATGCCGATCCTCTTATCACTCGCGTCGAAGCTGCTGCTTCGTCTCCAACGACGAACAAGGCGCGTATGCTCATGACGCCGAAGTATGAGAGCGAGTTCCAAGCGATTGCAGCGCCGGGGATGGCCGATCAGCTCGGCAACCGCGTCGGTCGAGAGCAGCGCATGTTCGAAACAATGAATCAGGCGATCGGTGGCTCGCGCACCGCGGATAACCTGGCAGACATGTCGGACATCGCCAACTTCGATCCCGCTGTGCTGACGAACCTCTTCAGTGGGAATCTCAAGACAGCTGCGGTGCAGGCTGCCGTGCGAGTTCTGAATGAGGGGAAGGGTATGCCGCCGCGCGTTATCGAGCGGATCGGCCGCAGCTTGATGGAAACCGATCCTCGGGCAGCTCAAAACCTTCTCAGAGTGGCGGGAAGCAAAGTCACCTCTGACACTGCAAAACGAGGAATGGCAACGGCGATCCTGAACAATCTGGCTTCTACGGCGCCGGGAAGGGTAGCTGCGGCGAACTAAGTGCGATCACCGCGCGACGTGGATTTCCAGGCCTCTGGGACCCTATTGCCGGTGATCTCAATAGCCCATCCGGCGAGCGTGCATCCGAGCCCAAGGCCAAGGCAGAGGGATATCCAGTCGATCTCGCGCGTCAGCAAATTCGCCAAAAAGACGACGCCGATAACTGGAAACACCCAGCGCCAAGGCCCTGGTCCCCGGTCAATCTTCGGCTCTTGCGGATCGTGGTCGATGGTTTGCATGCCGGTACATTACACGAAAGAAGAGAGAAATGAAGATTTCAACTGACGGACTTGCATATCGCCTTGAACCCCAGACGTCTCGTGAAGACGCAATAATTGCCGAGTTTATCGCGGCGTTTTCACGATCACACGAGCCCGGACCTAAAGATTCTGTTTTAGCCAGTCAGAAATCTCCTGACTATGGCCAATCCACGCAGCTTCACCAGTAAGGCCGGCGACGATCAATTTGTCATTAGCGTCCAAACAGCTTTGTAAATTGTCGCGAACTTGAGTTGCCGTGTCGTTGGTTACAATAAACCACACAGATTCCTGGACATGCGCCCACGTGCCATACTGCTTTATCTTCGCGATGATGCATTCGTAATTTTGGCCTTGCTTCATCAGGTCATAAGCCACGACGTACTTCGCCATTCGCCCCTCCCATGTTGGCGCGAATTAGATAATCATCAATACAAGTAATAGTCGAGTCACTTCAGGCGGTTCTCCGGAGCCGCCTTTTTCTATGGAGAGATGAATGGCCGGTTTCTGGAACCAGTCCAATACCCAGATCCATGACGCCAATGGGCGCCCGTTCATCGGGGCTCGGGCATATTTCTATCTTGGTGGCACGTCGACACCGATCACGACCTACAAGAGCTATTCGCTCGGGGCGATCAACGCTCATCCGAATCCGGTGCAGACCGATGGCAATGGATATTTCCCGCCCGTGTTCTTCGACGAGGCCGACGGCTTCTATCGTGAGCGCCTGACGAGCGCGCAGGGTGTCATCATCTATGACGTGGACGGCCTTCCGATTATCGGGCCCGGTAGCGGCGGTGGGGGCGGTAGTGACACGCCAGTCGATCCGAATTCCGTGTTGGAAACCGGTGATATGTTGATCCGCTATGGGACCGGACTGCGCGCCGGCTTCGTGCGAGCAAATGCAAGAACAATCGGCACAGCTATTTCCGGAGCATCGGAACGGGCGAATTCCGACGCGCAACCCTTGTTCGAATGGCTGTGGAATAACGATTCTGGTCTCGTCGTCGTTGGCGGCCGTGGTGCCAACTCTCTGGCTGATTGGAACGCCAACAAGCAAATGACCCTTCCTGATTGGCGCGGTCGCGCGCTCATCGGCATGGACACTATGGGCAATATCGGCGCGGGCATTATCCCGGCGGCTGCGGCCCTCGGTTGGACCGGTGGTGAGACCAACCATACGCTAACTGCAAATGAGATGCCGAAGCACGGCCACAGTCTTTCCGACCCAGGTCACGTTCACGGATGGGGCAATGGTGCTCAAGGGTTCCCCTATACGCCGGGTAATTCCGGGTCCTTTGGTCAAGGCGGCCCAACACCAAGCCCTCTTAAAACAGAGAGGGCTTTCACCGGCATCACGCTCGGCACGGCCGGCGGCGGCGCGGCACACAACAATCTACAGCCGTCCAAGGCTCTTACCATCTACATAAGGCTCTGACGATGTACGAAGCAAAATTCGCTCCGGTATCGAATCGAGCCGATTGGTTCGGGACGATCGAGCTTGTCGACGACGATACCAATGAGATCCTCAGTGATCTGACCGGCATGACCGTCCTGTTGGAAGTCAGGGCGCGCGAACCGCGTTGCCGCATCCTCACAGCCACGACGGAAGACGGTCATATCGAGCTGATCGATGGCGGCATCATCCAATGGCATTTCACGGCCGATGAAATGCGGCGCCTATCGCCTGGATCCTACGAGATCGGCCTCACCATCACGCGTGACGATATCATCGAGCAGGAGCTTGTTGGCTCGCTGCCCATCATTGACGGGATTGTCAGACCATGAGCCAGACCTCCTTGCGCCTGCGCGTTGTGCCGCGCTATCCGGCCCATATCACTGCGACCGACGGCATTGCAGCGATCCGGGACGGGGTCGATGTTCTGATCAAATCAGACTATGGAAACCTCGTTCAGGTGCCATCTGTCACCAATCCCGACCGGACGTTTTTCCTGGCTTGGGATCAGGACATCGACAATTACCAGGCGGTCTCGTTCACCAACATCATCGAGAACATCCAGGACGCCATCATCGGGCCGCCGCTGGCGGCGATCGATGCCGTCAACCCCGGCGCAGATCAGGTCGTCTATTTCACAGATATTGGTGAAGCTGCTAGCTATACGGTTTCGGAGTATTTTCGCAGCATCTCGAATGCAACGGACGCGGCTGCTCTCGCGGATGAAATCGGCGCGTTGTCGCTGGCTACTCCGATCTATGTTCCGCCAAATCTGACGACTGCCATTCCCGTAGCGCCGCCCGTCATCAAGGCCAATGGCTACCGCTGGTCGATCTTCGCATTTAATGGCGGCGAAACCGAGCGAGCAAAAGCGACTGCGACGGCTGATTATCAAGCGGTCACGTCTACTGCGCTAGCAGCAGGGGAGCGCGTGCATTTTCCGAGATGGGAATATCCTGTCCGCTCCCTCGGCTCTGGCAACGTCGGTGTCTACAACGCCGGAAACGTAGCTGTCGATGTAGACTGCGCACTAGAAGCCAAATTCATCGCTGGTGATGTATTTTGGGGCCTTAGCGGCAATATGTTTCAGTTCACCGGTCCCTCTGCGCCGTTGACGGTCGATCAGAGCGATTTGACGAGAATGCGGTGGGTCGGCGGCGTTATCAGCGCGGAAGACCTCACCGCCGAATTCGGGGTCGGTGCTGGCGCAGGTGCAGCGATGATGAACATCGTGCACATGTACGAACCGGAGGTCAGGGGCGTCCGCTTTCGGAACGGTGCGCTTGCGCCTTCAGCGTCTAACGACCTTGGCTGTGGTGCTATGGATACGGCAGTCGGGTGGAACCAAAATGCTGGTGGCATACTGACGCGCTGCCAGATGGAAAATATGTACGACCTCGCCGTCTATCTTGTCTCGGGGTTCCGCGACATCGTCACGCTTGGCACCGATCCCATAGCAACGACCAGTGGATCGTCCACCGTGACCGTTACGGAAGCGGCGCATGGCTATTCCGTCGGCGACCGCATCGGGCTTTCTGGTGTCGTCGCTTTCAATGGCATCACCTTGGCGGCCAAAGAGTACGCAATTCTATCGGTCACCACAAACACGTACACGGTCACTGCTGCCGGTACGGCTACGGCGACGGGCAGCGGCGGCGGATCGGCTGTTATTTCGAATAATGCGATGGCCGCAAACAGCCTTTCTACCTCCATCATGGATGGTGGCGAATTCTCGCATAACTGGTTCGCTCGTTGCGAAGCGGGCATATCTTCGAAGCGCAACTATCAGGGCGCGCAGATCCTCTACAATCGCATCAGAGAATGCACGACCGGTATCGCGGCGCAGACTGTAACCGACTTTGCCGCATCGGGCGGCAAACGCACCGCGGTCCATGGAAACTGGCTATATAAGATTGGTCAGCGTCCTATCTGGATACGGTCTGGCGGCTCTTACAAAGGCACGGTGGTCTCCTACAACCACGTTGAAAACTGGGGTCGAAAGATATTCGATGGCACCGACAAGGCCCTCGGCGTTAGCCTCGGTGGCATCCACCTCGACAGCATGAATAGCGCGGTGGTTTCGGATAACCAGCTTGCCATGACTGATACCTACGCCGGCGCGTCATGGGCAACTGGCTTCGAACCTACCGCCCTCATGTTGAAACAGGATGCAGGGTATATTGATGGGTGCGTCGATTGCCTCATCAAGGATAATGTCTCCAATGATGTGCCACGCGGCGTTTACGACCAGAGTACAAGCCTACGTACACGGTTCCGTGGCAACCGGCTCCAAAAGACCTCGGTGGCAAACACGCTCGATTCGTCTTCATTTATATGGGAGACGAGGAAATCCTATGTGTCGAATGATATTGCTCTTGATAGCGTCGGGCTGAAGACGATCCAGATCACACACGGCCTTGGCTTTAATCCCGGAAATGGGGCATGCATCGCTCAATTGGGTGTCACGACGGTAAACGATGCTCAGGTCGTTTCCGTCAGGTCGGTGTCTACAGACGCCACATACGTCACGGTAGCCGCGCGTGTTACGGTAGCGTCTGCCACGACAGGAGCCACCGGAAGAATTAACCTGCAGATCTGCATCGACTAGACCGCAAGGGGTGAATTCTTGCCCGTTGCGGATAGATCCGCATCGGATTGCCTTAACGGGCAGTTCTCGCGCACCCGACATTTCCCATTTAGGATTATCCAATGAACCACGCGAAGTTCTTCGCGGCGGTCGCTTCGTCGTTGTTCGGCGGTCGACTGACGCAGCCGCAGGTCGACGGCATCAACGCGCTGCTGGCCGCGTCCGCAAGCCTGCCTGCGGCACAAGTCGCCTACGTGCTCGCCACGGCCTACCACGAGACAGCCGAGACCATGCAGCCGATCGCTGAATATGGCCGCGGCAAGGGCAGGGCATACGGCAAGCCAGGTCGCAACGGCGGCCAGATCCCATATGGGCGCGGCTTTGTGCAGACGACGTGGGACGCCAATTACGAGCGCACCGACAAGGAGCTTGGGCTCGGCGGCGCGCTCGTAAAGAATTACAACTTGCTCCTGACAGACACCAACATGGCGGCACAGGCCGCGGTGCGTGGAATGGTCGAGGGCTGGTATACCGGTCGCAAGCTCGCCAACTATTTCGGCGCGCGCAATGACCCGGTGAACGCTCGACGTATCATCAATGGCACCGACAAGGCGCAGATGATCGCTGGCTACTGGTCGTTGATCTATAAGGCGTTGCTCGATGCCGCGGATGACGCCGCATGAGCACGGCCCGAAGCACAAGTAGTCGCCGCTTTTCCAAGTGGCTCGTAGCCGTCAATGTCCTTCTGGCATGGGCGGCCATTTTCTTGGCCATTGTCTACCTGCAGGCCGCGGCAGTTGTCGCCAGCGGCTTCGCATTCATCGGCCTCGTGGCGGGCGCCTACATGGGCATCGGCCATGCCGACTACCGAACGTTCGTTCGCAATGCACGGCCGGCGCCCGAAGTGGCCAATGTTGCGGGCGGAGGCGATTTCCCGCTCGTCGATACATCTTCTCAGGAGAAAACATGATCTCCATCATCGTAAAACTGCTTGGCGGCAGTGAACTGGCGGCATGGGCTGTGATTGCTCTGCTGGCCACCGGAGTGGTCGGCGCTGCATATCTCTACGTCGACCACCGCGGCTATGGTCGCGCTGAGCTGACATATACGGCGCAGATTGCTCAGATGAAGGCTGATGCCGCAACGGCCCGCGCCGACGAGATCGAGCGCCAGAGCGCGGTGAACGACGCAGCCAAGGCTGCCGAAGCCAGGCGCATTGCTGAGATACAGGCCGCCAATCAATCCCTCCAAACCCAAATCGAGGAGCTACAGCGTGAAGCTGATCAAGATCCTGATGCTGATCGCCCCGCTCTCGGCGCTGACAGCGTGCGGCGCATTAACCAGATCCGATAAACTCGCCGTTCCGCCACCGCCGCCAAGGCTTTCCGCTCCGGACAGCGCGCTGACGAAGGATTGCGATGCGCCGGTCGATATCGGGAGGGCGCCATTGAGCCAAAGCAAGACAGAGAAGTTCTGGATGAAAGACCGCCAGTCCCTCGTTGAATGCCGGCGCAGCAAGGGCGCTCTGCGGGACTTTTACGCCGATCGCGATAGCAGACTGGTGAAGCCACAATGAGCCCGCGCGTCCTCTTCACCCTCTTCCTGCTCTCGGCCGGCACGCTCGCATGCGCGATCACTGCCGGTCTCATGTCTATTCCTCACTGAAAGAAACGAGATGACGACTATGGACCCTACCGCACTTCCCGCCAATCGTTTCAATGAGCTGCCCTCCGAAACGCAGGAATTCCTCTCCCAGCTTCGGGAGGATGATATCGAGTTGCTGAAGGATGGACTTGAGCTTGTGCGCTCGACGAAGACCGTTGGGCGCTTCATGCGCTGGGTTATTCTGGGTTTCCTCGCCATTATGGTCGGCGCGGTGTCGTTCTATGAAAACGTGCTGAAAATCATAGCCTGGATACATCCGCAAAAGTGATGTGCGGCCACGCGGATGATGTCAGAAGATGGAAGCTCATAGCGCTCGGCGCTCTCGGCATGATCGGGATCGCCGGCATAGCGCTAGGGGTGTCATTTGCTAACGTGCTTAAGCGGATTGCGCTCGTGATCCTTGGCAAATAGCTCGAGAATATGCAGGGCAAGCCAGACAACACAATTTTCCGAACGCCGATCATCCGGCCACGCGCGACGGTCACACTAACTGCAAGGCAACGCGAAGCGGCTCTTTGCAAAGTTGGGTTGCCAACAAACAAGGATGGTTGCTTTTCTG